TACTAAAAACATAATGGTTAAGCTTTATCCATAAAAGCAATAGGAGGAATAATAAAATGAGAAATAAAATGAAAGTAAAAGGAAACATTTATTGTGCAGGAGTTTATGGGATGCGTAGAAAAAGTAGTGAAAATTATTTATATATAGGTAGCTCCATAGAAGTTAATGATGCCCTAAGTAGGCATGTATATAATCTTAAAAGAGGGTTATATACTGATGGCAATAAGAAAATACTGCAAGAGTATTATGATATGGAAGAACTTGTATTTGAAGTAATTAAAACAAGTTGCTTTACAAAAATAAAAAATATGACGTTCGAACAAAAAGAAAGTTTGCAGAAGGAATTATCTGTTCTAGAGGAATTTTATATAAATTTATATAAAAATACCTGTTGTAATGCACAAAGATCTGTAAAACAGCATAGTAGCAACCACGATGAGTGGAGTACGTATAGAAGATCTATAGCAAACAGGGGTAAACAAAACCCTAGAGTAAAATATGATGAAAAAATGATTGCAAATATTTTATGGCTAAAAGAAAATGGTTTTAGTCCTAAGCAAATTGAACAGATGTATAGACATAAAGGCATTAAAGATACATATATTTCTATCTTAGGTGTTTATAGATGGATATATCTAAAACCACAAAAACCTGATTGGATAGCCTAATATATTTACATATAAAAAATGGAAAGAAAATTGTAATTAATACATATAACTTCCTAGATGCTGTATATCCATATTAATGGATATGTGGAAAAAAGGCAAGTACTTGCCGGCAGTATCAATTTTTCGGGAATGGGTTTTAGGGTGCTGAATACAGTGAGTTAGATTATATAGTTGCCGAGGCTATATATTCAAACTCACTTGATTAAATATAAAAGATTTGGAGGTAAATATGATTGATATTTACTAGGAGTTTAAATTGTGCAGCATACATAATATATAATGTGGATCAAAATTTGGATTTGCTTTGGGATAGAGAAAAAAATATTTTCGTGTTTAGATTTCAGCCTACAGAGTTAAATTCTAAGGTTTATAAGAGATACAAGAATGCTGTACATAATAATATAGAAAATAAATTAATTGTTGATTTGGTTAGGTATAACAATATAATATATAGGATTAAATTAAAGTGTAAGGAACATAAAGAGAAAATTAACTAGTCGTGACCTAGCTCTTTTTTAACTAAACCATTTAGGTTATAATGTTCCTATGGAGATGGTTGTATGGGATTTAGATTTAGAAAATCAATAAAACTTGGGAAAAATATAAAATTAAACATTAGTAAGAAAGGTATAAATAGTGTTTCTATTGGTGGTAGAGGTTTTACTAAGAATATAGGTAAGAATGGAACTAGAACAACAGTAGGAATACCAGAAACAGGGGTATCTTATACAAATTATAAGAAATATAGCGATAATAAAAAAAGGGATAAATATAAAGATAAATTAAACGCACCAGAAAAGATTGCAAAGAACATGGCCAATTTGGAATTAAAATATAGAGATATACCTTTTGAAATACAAAAGATACCATTTTTCGGTAAGGCTATGAAAATAGAACTCGGATTTGGAATGTTGTTCTTTGTATTAGGATTCGCAGTGAATATTGGATTTATAGTATTTGCTATGCCTTTCTTGATTATAATGGCATTTAGTCTATTATTTAGTAAAAAAGCAAGGGCAAATACAGCACAGTTCAATGCTGTTAAAGCATATCAATTCAGTGACTTTCATAAGTGCGTTAAGCTGTGTGAGAAGAGTTTAAGATTATTGGAGAATGAAAGCACAAGGGAGTTAATGGAATTAGCACAAAAATGTGTTGATGATGGTACAGAAGTAAAACAAGTTACAGATGAGGATATTATAAAATTAAGGGAATAATTGCCAATATTTTTGTTGACTTTCGTGTTTTTGTGTGTTATACTAAAGCCACAAAATAAGTTAAGTGGTTATTCCGAGAATAACGGAAATCAAGAATATTATTCAATTTTAAGTGGGTTCCCGAGAGTAACGGAAACGAAAAATATAGAGTATTACTCAATTTTAAGTAATTATTCCGAGAGTAACGGAAATTAAGAATATTGCTCAATTTTAAGTAAAAGTCTCCTAAATCAGGGGACTTTATTCAGTAGGAGAATTATAAATGACAGGTAGAAAAATAAAACTTGTAAATATAAAGGAAAGATTTTTTAATATATTTGATTTTAATACTGAAATAATGACTAATGATACAAATAGTAAAGATAGACCGTTTTTATTAGTTGTAAAATTGAAATATAAAGGGAAAAAACAACCTTTTGCAATTCCATTCAGGTCAAATATTCAAGTTAATAAATCAACTAATGGAACATATTTTCCATTACCTAATAGATATACAACAAAACCTCATCATGCACATGGTTTACATTATATCAAAATATTTCCTGTACCAATTAAATATTGTGATAAATTCATTGTAAAAGATACTGATTATAATAATATGTTAATAGAATATATTTTAAAAAATATTGATGAAATAATACAAGGTGCGCAACAATATCTAATTGATTATGAAAATGGGAATAGAGAAAAATTTTGCACAGATATAGATAGACTTCTTGATACCATAAATAAATACGAATTAATGCAAGAAGATGGACAAGCATCAGAAAAAATTGCTTTAGATAAAATTGATGATAAAGAGAAATGAATTAAGAGCCGAGTAATCGGTTCTTTTTTATTGGCTAAAAATAGGAGGGGATAATACATATGGAAGAATTGTTTATTAGGGTAGATAAACTAATAGAAGATATGGAAATACATAATAAAGAAGTGAATAGTAAATTTAAACATATTAACAATACTATGGATAATATTGACAGTAAGTTAGATAGACTAATAGAGATGAGGAATAATGCTAAAGAGTTGTAAATATTGCGGGGGAGTGCATCCAGTTGGATATACATGTCCTAAGAAACCTAAAAGAAAGAAGGCACATAATAATAGATATGCCAAGGATAACTATAAGGTGAGGCTGTTTAGGAGTAGTGGGGACTGGACTAAGAAGAGCAAGGAGATAAGGAACAGGGATAATAATATATGCCAGGTATGTTATAGAGAGTTATATGAATACTGTACAGATAAATATAACTGTACAGATGTAAGTGTGCATCACATAGAAAAGATATCCAGTAACTGGGATAAGAGATTGGATAATTATAATCTGCTTACTCTATGTCCAACATGCCACACAGCAGCAGACTTGGGGGAGATACCAGCCAATGTATTAAAAGAGATAGCAAGAGAGCAGGAAGATAAAGCAAATAAAGAGTATGGTGTGTAGTAGATAGGTATTAATATGTATACTATTGGTAGTATATGTAATTAATATACGTAAATGATAGCTATTATTAATTAATAATAACTAAATTACATCCCCCCTATGTTGTGATGAAATTGACATATGTACGTCGTGACCGTACACACCCCAACAGCTCGCAAAAATTTCCCTGATCTGGTGTTACCAATAATAGACATTTGTAGTTAAGTAATAATTATTATTAATAGGAGGTGAGAGTATGGCAAAAAGTGCAAAACTAGTTGCTATAAGTAATAAACACTTTACAAAAAAAGAAATAGAGGAGCGAACAAGAGAAGAAGAAAAATTAAAAGGCAATGATGATATTGTTTATGCTCCACCGAAAGAGTTGAAGTTAAAAAGAGAAAAAGAATTATATATATTTCTAGTGGAAGAATTAAGAGCAAGTAATATATTAAATAATTTAGACATTCAGATGTTGGTGCAAACGGTAGATAGCATCATGAAGATGGAAGACGCTAAAAAGTTAATAAAGAAATATGGACTATGTATAGAAAAAACAGATGGTAGTTTACAGAAAAATCCAGCAGTAAATATATATGAATCATATAACAAAATATTTTACCAATGTTGTATGCAATTGGGCTTATCTCCTTCTAGCAGAGCTAAATTAAGTTTAATTAATGTGAATACTGAAAAAGGAAAGGAAGATCCATTATTAAAAGTCTTAAAAAAAAATAAATCTGGTGATGATAAATGATTTTGTTAGATAAGGCAATGCAATATGCAGAAGATGTTGTAAGTGGTAAGGAAATTACTACTAAAGAAGTAAAAACACAATGCGAGTGGTTTTTAGAAGATTTAAAAAAACAGAATAATGAAGATTTTATATATTATTTTTATAATGATAGTATACAAAAAATAAATGATTTAATAAGTTTTATGAATTTTGCTACAGGTATCGGTGTAGTTGGGAAAAGTATATTAGAAGGTTTATGGGGATTCCAAGCCTTTTTTTTATGCAATATTTTTGGATGGAGATGTAAAAATAATCCTGAAAAGTTTAGGTACAAAGATGTAACTTTATTTATTCCACGTAAGAATGCTAAAACTTTTATAGTGGCTGTTATATTAATTATTTTAATGTTAACGGAAGATGAATATAGCGAGTTTTATAGTATTTGTCTTGATAGGGATCTAGCAGGAGAAACAAAGAAAGCAATTACGCAAATTATTAATGCTAGTCCTGCTATTAAAAAACATTTTAAGATAAGCAAATCTTTAAAAGGAAAAGTAGAATGCTTGGTAACACATAGCTTTTACCAAGCACGTACGGCGGAAAGCGACAGAAACAATTCCATAAGACCAGCAGCGTTTGTAGCGGATGAGATTGGAGCATTTAAAGATTATAAAAATATCGGGGCAATGAAATCTGGACAGTTATCTGTCAGAAATCCACTTGTATTTAAAACGACCACAGCATATGCAGAAGATAAATCTATAATGCTAGAGGAATTGGATTATATAAAAAAGGTTTATAATGGATTAATTAAAAATGACCGAATGTTTGCACTATTATACTATGCAGATGAGAAACATCTGTGGGATGATATAGGCTTACAGATGTCTAACCCTTTAAGGATTCCAGAAAATTATGAGGAAATAAAAAACAATAGAGAAACAGCTGTAAATAAACCAGCCGAAAGAGAAGAATATCTAACTAAGCACATGAACCACTTTGTACCTGCTAATAGTGGAGAGTCTTATATAGATATAAAAGATTTACGTAAATGTAAGATAAAAAATTTTGACTGGAAGGGTAAAAAAGTATATTTGGGGCTTGATCTGGCACTAACAAATGATAATTGCAGTGTTTCCATGGCAACATATAACCAAAAAGATGGTTGTATTTATGCAGATAGTTTTGCATTTATTCCAAAAGACAGAATAGATGAGAAAAATAAATTTGAGAAAATTAATTATTATGAATTTATCAAATTAAAAAAGTGTTTTGACTGTGGAGATAGAACAGTATCTTACTTATTTATCGAGGATTTTATAATGCAAATAGAAGAGAAATTTGGTGTAGAAGTTGTCGCAATTGGTTACGATAGAGCAAATTGTTTGAGTACGGCACAAAAATTGGAGCAGGCTGGATATGATTGTGTTCAAGTTAGACAACACAGTGATACGTTACATGCACCAACAAAATTATTAGAAGAAT